AAAATTTGCATAACAGTAAAAAGAAAAAAGAAAATCTTTTTGCGTCCAACAAGGCAAGTGGTTCCAAAGGACAAACAACACACTGTCGCCACTAAAAGCATGAAAGAAAACACACTAAAGCAGAAAACAAGTTAAAACAAACAATAACACAAATGCTCTAATATTCAATTGCCTAAAAGAGCATGAAAGGCAAAAGAAACTGGGTTATTTAAACTTGGTTATCCCAGTACCAAGAATTGGAAGGCTTATTTCCTAAGGCATGTATGATTCTGAATTTTCCTCAAAGCCTTAAGATGAGTCTTTAAAAGATTGTTGCCAAAAAGTTGCGTATCAGTCACAACCCTGGTTGCTACTCCTACACAACGCCTGCAACATTTCACGCACGCTTCACTTACATAGACTCCTTGAACCTCTCTAGCCATCGTAACATCTGTTTCCGAGTACATGGCTCCAGGCTCTCCTCCCTCATTTGGGAAACAAACCCCCCCAACAAGACTTATACTAGGATAGACGTCTGGTTGATTTTGCAACATCACTTTCCTAGTATCCATTTCGGTGGCTTCATAGAAAATAGTCTCACAAAAAGTGAAAATTTCCTTTAAAGCTTCACCCCCCTCATAAGAGTTTGTTTTGGCATGGACTTTCTTGATATGAATGGGACTTTCAAAATCAGAAAAATAACTGGCTAAGCCATTCCTCTGATTTGGTCCCAACAAGTTGGCATAAAGCGCAAGAACGCTCTGTTGCCCGAAGCCAAAACTCTCTCCACATATGCAAGCAACTGCCCATGCACCAATGTATGGCCTTTCGTCACGAATAACTAAGGTCTTCTTTTCATCTTGGGCACGCTTGCACAATCTCATAACCAAGCCCGGTTTTCTCAAGTTTAAGATACTGCATTTGGAAGGCAAACGCCCTATCCCGTCTCCACAAGGCAGATCCAACTTGAAAACATTTCTATCCCCGGGTAGGACGGAACTAAGAGACAAAACAATCTCATTCTCAGTAGCAATGTACTTAGTTCCTGCAATCGATAAGCCAGGGCAAATGTCATGCTTTTCCAACTCTGTACCAGCTTGTTGAGTAAAACTGGCAAAAGCTGCTCCATGACTAATCTCAATGAGCCCTTGTGGCTTATAACCACTCTCTCCACTCTTCTGACACTCATGAAATGATTCTGCTTGAAACCACGTTGTCAACTCCTTATAAGCGCCAGGAGGGAGTTTCTCGAAGTAAAAAGCTCTGACTGATTCAAAATAAGTTCTATCACCATGTAGATAAAGCTCGACAAGTGCAGTATTAACATTGTCCAATAGTTTCTGCAACATGTCTGAGCCATCACTTCTGATGTAGACCAAAGAACTCATTATTGATAATTTTTCCAAAGGCGCATTTATCATACCCCCAGAGCTTCTAACAAATCCACGTTTCAAAAACTCTAATTCCAGCAGTGGACGGGCTGGAATAGTGGAAAGAGACTTATCTTTCCCATCAGTAATAGTTACCCCAAGCTTTGCCATTTGCATTTTCAGAGCATCGCCAGTAAAATACTGCATGACAGATTGTGCCACAGTGAAGACATTATCATCACCATAGGTAATGAGCACGACACATCTGTCAAAACATTCCTTGTACACAGGGGGAACTATTTTCTTGAAGCAATATCTCATCAGTAGTTCTTTAAAAATGGAATTGAGTACTACTGTGAGAGCACAGCCTGAAGGTATGCCTGCTTCAGTGGCATACACTTGATTTCCACAGATAGAGAGGCGTCCACATATTGCTAGGAGCAAATTTTTCCTCTGCCTATTGCCGACAGGGTCACGATATCCAGCATTGATCATATCGGCGATCGTACTCAAAATTTGCTCCGTAATTAGGCCATCAAAAGCCTTATAATCACAATTGTATCCGACATCAGAGAGTTCACCTAAGCGGTGATACAAATCGGTCCATTCGCGACTATAAGGATTGATGCCCACTTGACAAGGCAGGTGGCCTCTCTTCTTCATCAGTAGGCGGGAAAAAGACAAAAATTTTACTCTCAACAAGAGATTATATGCCAAGGGCAGCACAGAAAATAATCTCGTACCAGGAGTATCGATTTTACTTCTTTTTAATCTCTCGTCTTTTGGGGTTTCTATACTAACCAAGGAAGGTATCTTGGTTTTAGAGTCCTCTTCTAGTTGGTAATAAGCCTTTTCAGGATTACAACCAGCTACAAAGGCTCTATTTCCTGGTTCCCCAACAAAGAATCTCGCCTTTCCCTTTTCCCCAGGTTTACGATCTAAAACATCGGGATATCCTTCAGACGTGTCCATCACTAGGGGGTCAAAATATTCCTCATCCATGTCCCCATTGATAGCTTGATCTAAAGAAATATCTTCAAGGAATTCACCCGGGTCATACCACGTCTGAACCATGTCACCTGCAACTTCATCGAGTAGTTTTTCCTCTAGCAGATACATTGGCTCAGCAAACTTCTTCATGCCATCCCTTAACGGAGTGTATCCTTCATGGATCGTTCCCTTAAGGCGTTCATCCTCTGCGCTAAGGATGGCGGGCTGCTTAGGATCAGGATATGGAAAGCACAATTCATCTGGTACCTTCATGAAGGAAGTCTTAGAAGGCACATGTGGCGCATCCGATGCGTGCAAATAACCCACTTTCCTATATCCCCTCGACACTAACCCATCTTCTGGTACATATGGCACTTCTCCCCTAATAAAAGAAGAACTGTAGTTTGGAATCACAGAAGAGTAGGTCACACCTCTATTCCCAGAAACAAGCATTGCGATGACTTTTGGGATTCCTTGGATCACAGCCACAGCCAAGGCTCCACAATCATACTTCTTTGCTTCATGCGCATAAACAATATAGCGCCTTATCTTGTTCTGGTAGACATTTCCCCCGCCCTCATCTTTCAGCGTATGAACTTCACTGCGGGCTGTTGCATATTTGCTCCAAAAGTGGAATTGGGGAATTCCATCTTCTAAGCGCGCAACGCAACACTTAACCGCAACGTTGGGGGAAATCTGTCTATCGGCATCATCAACAAAGTACTTCTCATACTTAATGGGCAGTGTCAATAAGTGTGGATGCTCAAAGACAACTAACTCATTTTCAGGGAATTCGACGAAGCCTTTGCAATTGCCATCCTCCTGCCTGCCTGGCCAAACTAACTTTTTTGTTGTTCCGTCAGCGTATATTACTTCAATTTCATTGCCGATCGGAACGGCCAGGGCTTGATGTCTCGTCATCAAGAGTGACCTTCCCTTAAACCAACACGTGGAAATTAGCTTCTTAACTCCATCACAATAGTAATAGAGCTCAGTAACCAATTCCTCATGCTCACCTTGTCCTTTGGAAGGTCCCTCACCCCTAATTTTAGAAATTCGCGAGACAAAACGATTTCTAGGGGAATATCTTTCCTCCAAGCGAGGCTCTGAACACGGTATAGAAGCATTGTTGACAGCCGTCACTGCAACCATACCACCAGCAAAACTAGAGCAACCCGCCAGAGCCACCACTGTTGAGAGTAGCGTGTAAGCAGCACTGATAAGCAAGAGAATAGCCACCAATGTCAATAGCAATGAGTAGTTTTCCACCACTACCTGCTTACTCTTCATCAGACACTCTCTCAATATTGCCATGGGCCCTCTACCAGAACCCGCCAGCTCTTCTTTCTGGATATTATCAATGCGGATTTGGCACAGCCTCAGATAAATTCTCTCGGATAAACTCAAGCGTTTAAAAAAATTCTGTTGTTCCGGAGAACTATCTTTCCCCATACGTTCCACACTCTCTACTTTGCTTTGTCCTTGGACCAAGCCCTGCAAAAAGCATGCAACCAGTGCATTGCGGGGACCAGTGGCAATATGTTTATGCACATCCCAATGTACAATTTCTAATGTTTTCTTTTCCAACCATGGAATCACATTGGGATGTGGTGGTTCAGACTCACATGGATTCAACTTACCCAGTACATTGTACTTGTATATCTTTCCATCAACCGCAAGGAAAGAGAATCCATCATCCTTGATTCCATAGGTACTCTTCTGTTCAGCAGTCAGCCACTGCCCAGGATAGTGCATGTTGCCTATGAATTCCTTTGCTGCGTTATATATGGGATGGTCATTACCAATCCGCTCTCTGTATTCCAGCAGCTTTGCTTCCTCAGCCAAAATGTGTTCACCCAAGAGATTTTTGAGAACTGCAACAGCCTCACTTGGAGTGATCCATCCTTCATCCATGGGAGTGTTTACTGCAGGGCCCTGAGGCACCCCAGCAGAATCAACATACGGACACTTATTATGCATGAAGCGAACTTCAATGCATGAATCATACGCCCGCGGTGTAAAGAAACTCCCATCCTTCCTGCGTACTTCCAGTACCGCCGCCCTCCTGTTATAAAATGACGGCAAGTCCACCACCTGAGAATTGGTAGGAGGCACGGCGGTATTTGCAGTGGTTACAACTAATGGAGAATCCATTGACATTCCCTTCTCGTGAATGTAAGCCATGTCGAGGGGATAAGGTTCTGAATTCACCACATCAATCATAGAACTCGCCAGGCTAGGGGTCTGCTCAATTGCATAAAAATCGTCAACTTTCACACATGCTTGCCTAGCATAACCACTCCAAAACCCACCAGTCTTGGGCCTGGAATAAACTGAGCTCTTGGGAAGATTCATTTCTTCCAGCAAAGCTGGAATAATGATTGAATTTGCTATTGTTGTCTTCCCAGACTGTGAAGCACCAAAAATGTACACCCAAAAAGGAAAAGCTCGCATACCCTCATTGATTCCCGCACATGCCGTTCTGGCATGCACTTCTTCCAACTTAGACACTTCTTCCTTGATGCACATTGTAAAATCAGCAGACGTTTTCCTTGGAACACCTGCCGCAGTGACCAGTATCTTGTGGCCTTCTTCTAACAATTTGGCAATAGTATCCAAGGTTATTCTATCGCCTATGGCCATTGTTTCCACTTGCAACCGAACACGCTTACTTTTCAGTAGCCATGCTCTCACATCTAGGCAAACAATTGTAGAAAGCTCGTCAAAAAAAGTACTTTCCTGTCCAGAAACCTGGGAGTAAATACTTCCAACAAGATCGATGAGCCAACTAGTAAGTTCACCTATTGCTCGCTTACCCCTTGCAAGTTGGTCAAACCCCTGGGCTATCTTTGCATAATATGAAAAGCTCCCCAGTTTGAAGCTTATCATACTCTGTCCTACTCGAGTCAGGGCCTGAATTGCATTATCAAGTCCCTGAGTCGCCCCCATAGTGTGAGATTCTCCCTCATCAGCCATAGTAGGCTCTGCAACAGAATACATGGAGTAAATAGCACTTTTACAACACGCATGCATTCTGAAGATTTCCTCTGCAGTGCACTCCAGGGCTGTTAACCCCAGGCTAGCAAAGAAAAGTGTCAAAAAGGCACCCAGAATAATCCCACAATTAGGGATAATTTTGGCTGCAATAAGCACTTTTTCTACCAACACTACTACACCTCCTATAACCATAGCACCTAAAGCGAAAATGGCGTGTTGCCGCATTACTTCAAGTGCTAAACTAGCTTTACTCTTGAGGCTTTCCATCCATTCTGACAATTTTTCCCAAATCTTCTTAAGGATGGAATGTGCACTGGCAAGATGCTGGAGATATGGAGCCATTGTTACGTCAAAGATTCTTTTACAGAACTTTAACGCTTTATCTTGCAGAAATTCCACTGCCATATCAAAAGAGATAACGACAGCGGCTCCAGCAGCTCTAGTAAAATCCCCAACCATAGTGCCAACCCCTTTAGCCATCTGCTTGGCAGCAGAAGCCCATTGTTTAAATGGGGCACATGTAGTGGAGTCTGTTGGAATTTCAGCTAATTCCAACTTGAGGAGTTCGATAGCCTCTAGAAAATCTTTGCTATCCCTGAGTTCCTCAATAGTCGCAGACAACGTCGGTGCATCATTATACACCAAAGATAGCAAGCAGAGGTCTGCAAACTCTCCTGCCATCAAATATTCCGCTTCACCAGACGAAGCGAAATCTTCCACCTTTTGGTGGGCGCCCAGTGAGAAGCCACTGGTAGCTGCAAACCGAGTTAAGGCCTCGGTTGCCCTGCCCTGTGCAGTTTGCACAGCCTGTCTCTTAAGGACAGGTTTTTCCACGAGGATCCAATCATCCTCGATGTCTACCTCAACTGGGTGGGATTTCTCCCCCCAGTCAAAGCCCTCTAAGCAGGAGAAGTCCTGCTCAGGCAGAATTTTAGGAAGCCTTGGCAGCTTCCTCTTCTTAACTACCACCACAGAAGTGGTAGAAGGAGCAGCTTCTTTTAAGCTGCAGCTCATCTTTGGTGCTGGAAGCACCACTTGGAACCCAGTCTTTAACTGGTCCAATCGTTCACTTTGAACGATTGCCTCAAACTCGGCAAGAGCACGCTTGGCCCTCACCTTCTTGCACGCAGCAGACCTGCGCGCAGCACGAAGACGTTGCTTTGCAGCAACGCGGATCCCCCTAAGGATCCTCTTTGCGCCCTCAGATAGGACGACTTTCCCCTTAGTGTCAATAAAATTGACACCATTGTAAGCTACGGCTCCTTTAGGAAACCGTAGCTTGCTAGCTTTAGGGGCTAGCTTCACCGGTGGCTTAGGGATAGCCACCATCCACTTGGGTGCACAGCAAACTGGCACCCTTACTTCCACCTTTTGGGTAGGTGGCAGAACCACTATATTGGAGGACTTCTCCTCCTCCCGCACAAGAGGCGGGTAGACCAATTCAATATCGGCAGGAGGCCCATATTGAACGACTACTTCACACCTTTGCTTAAGCAAAGGTGCAGGAGCCACAGAAGCTCCTTTGGATTTATGGATACTGGGTTTGACCCCAGTAGCCTTTGGGAGTGAGACCTGAATGGTCCCTTTGGATTTTAGGGGAGTGGGCGCTATCCCACTCTTCCTTGATTGCTGAGGAGGAGCCTCAGCCTTAACAAGACGTGTGCTCATCCAACATGAGCACACGTAGCGGAGTTCCTTAGCCTCCGCGTTTGAAAAGGACTTCCCAGTGCAGCAGCACTGGGAGCCCTCAGGCACCTGCCACATAGTGGCAAACAACTTTTACAACTACAAAATTAAACTTAAATAAATAACACAGTAAAATATGTAGATTAAAAGTAAACTGCACAAAATAAGCAACAAGCACAATAAAACAATGCGTTTCTTAAACGCTTCGAGGGGTGAGTTTCTTAAACTCTTCGCAAAGGATTTCAATCTTGAGTTTCTTAAACTCTTCACAGGAAAAGATTGCAATCACGGTAACGTAAGAACTTGTGGGAAATTTTCAT